CTTTGTACGCCTCGGGAGTAGTCCTCACGGTAGTCGCCGCCCTTTTCCTTTATATAGTCGGTATAGGACTTAGCCGAGTTCTTTATGCTTTTATTCTTGATGTAATTCTCAAAGAATTCCTCGAGGGTCGATGGACTCTTCGCCATATGCCATATCTCCTTTCTCCACTGCCTGAAGGAAGTATTCTACGTTCTCTCTTGCGTGGGGGTAGTGTGCTCTCTCCTGTGCCTGCCAGTATCTTAAAAGCGTGATATTCGACTCGGGGTTTCCGAGCGTGCCTGCCCTCAGGTTTTCGAGATTTTTCTCCCACATAGCCTCTCTCTGATACTCGCTTCCGCCGTTGAGGTCTACCGAGAAGAGATAGTCGTCGTCATAGTAATACTCGCCCCGTCTTATGTCGTACTCGATAAAGTCGTAGCGGTTAAATTCGCTCGAATGAATTCTGCCGTAGGCGTCCTTATACGCGAGGCGTCTTGGCTCGTCTGCGAAGGCGAGATACATACCGAAGATTATTTTATCGAGCTTTGCGTAAGCGGTGTACTTCATCTTCTTTTTAGACTCGAGTCTGCCCGAAGCCTGCGAAATTCTTAACTGTCTTGCTACGCCCGACTCGTTCTTGAAGGAGTCTATACCCTGGTACGCGTCGGACACACCGATAACCCTCTTCGCGTGGTCGTAGAGTCTTTCTGCCTCGGCTATATCCTGGGTGATGTCGGGGGTCGTGTCGACCTTTCCGTATTGAGCGACACTCTCGCCGGGCTTCATCTTTATCACCTGACCGAACACGCTGTTGTTTAAGGCTATGCTCGCATCCTCGGGGACAATCGGGGTTATTCCCGCCCTTAAAAGCTTTTGAAGTATCCTTGACTCAATCTTGTTTATTGCCTGCTGCTCGGGTCTTACGTAATCGCAGTCGGACTGACCTAAGAGAGTTTTTTCTCCCGAGGTATTCTTTCTTATCACGATAGGGAAGCTCTTTGGCACGTAGTAGGGAATTTTGGTTTTCCCAAGCCCCGAGTAAGCCCCGTCCTTGACAAGAGGTGACCTGTCGGGCAGTACAACTCCCGATTTCAGTCTGACCTTGTCCTTTAAGACCTCGTATGAGAGAGTAGACCTTATCGGCTTGCCACCTTCGCATTCGCATTCGCTCCACTCCTCACCGCATAGCGAGCAGACCTCGCCGTGCCTCATATAGTATTTAGGAAGGTCGGATAAAACTACCTCACCCGAGAAAACGTATCTTCCTACGTCGCCGTCCTCGTCACGGTAGAAGCAGACCACGAGCGAAACGCAGTCGCCCTCGGGCGTACCCGTGTCGTATTGAAGCTCGTATTCACAGGCGTCGAGCGAGTCATAGTCGAGGGAATAACGCCTTATCAGCTCGCCCTTTGTGGTGACGAATTTTAAGAAGCAGTATTCCATATCCTCTATAGAGCCGATATTAGGCTCGGGGATAAAGTCCCTCGGCGAGAGGCAATATACCTTTACTCCGCCGACCTCGCCTAAATGCTCGGTCGAGTTATCCCATTCGGCATACCATACGCTGCCGCCGTAGATGTAGGTGTACCTTTCGTCGATGTCATTTAACTCCTCGAAGGGAAGCCTGTCACGGAGCGAGGCGAGCAGCCTTTCTATTGCGGTTGCGTTTCTGCTCCTTTCCTCGCTGTATGACGATGGGTCGCACTTCGGCATAGGAATGTCGCTCGACACCTGGCTTTCTACTATCTCGTAGGTTATGTTTCTCACGGTGGTGGCTTCCTCGGTCGAGCCGTCTATCTCGCGGCTTCCGCGGTACTGCTCCATACATCTTTCGAGAGCCGCCATATTTTCCGAGCTTGCGTTTACGCTCGCCTGATACAATTCACGGAAGAACTCGAGCCTCAGAGCCTTTGTTTTGTTTTCTGTTCTCACTTTGGTTCTCCATATTTATTCATTAGATATTTCTTGCCCTCGCTGTCGCTCCTGCGATAATCCTCCCACATATCCTGCGTCCATATTCTCTTCGCCCTTGTCGGCGTGTCCTTGTTAGGACGGGAATAAAATATTGCGAAGCCTCGCAGAGCATCGGGGGCGTGTGTGATTTCGTGGGGCTCGTTCGCACAGTCGGTGGGCTTCAGCTTATCTACCGTGAGGGCGGGCAGGCACTTGATAAGCTCGGTGCAGTTCGAGAAAATCCGAAGCCTTACGCCACCCTCTCTTTTCATAAGCAATTCCTTTATAGCGAGCCAGCCGCATTCACGGTCATTCGAGGTCTTGGTGAAGGCTACGCCATGCTCGGCGAAGATACTCGCCTTGGTTTTTCCCGTTTCCTGCGTCCTTGAAAATAGGTCGGGCGGTGCGAGTGTCGCATAGATGCTTTCATCCTTCGGCGTCCTCTCGAGTATAGCCCGTGCAGCCTCGCTGATAGGCAGACCCGACTCGCAGTATTCTCGGTAGACGTAGGAAACGCCGTCGGGTGCTACCGCAATCCACAGACAGGCGAGCCTGTCAAGTCCGTAGTCTATGGTCCTGTACCTTCGCCATTCTCTCGGGACCTCGAAGGGGTCGATTACGTGATATTCCCGCTTGAACTCGGTGAAATACTGACCTTCGAAGATGTCCCAGTCGCCATAGAGCAGAGCCTTTTTCTCCCTCTCGGGCAGAGCCTCGAGCCTTCTTCTGTATTCGGGGTCGCTTCGCTCGAGGAAGGTGTTATCCGAAAGAAGCGAGGGAATAAATATTCTCGTCATACCCCCTTCGCCTAAGAAGCTTGTGTTCGGCTCCTTCGGGTCTACGAACCTTTCCTTTACCCAGGAGTGCCCCACGCCGCCCGGGTTCGTTGAGGATTTGATTTGCTTGGGGAAGCCGTTAGCTCCCCTCACTCTTGATATAAGGTAGATGTACTGAAGCTCGGTGAAATGCGTCAGCTCGTCAAACCTTATGCAGTCATATTCTGCACTCTGATACTGATACACGTCGTTTTCCGTAGCACAGTAGCCGAAGTCTATACATGAGCCGTTCTTGAATTTACCGAGGTGCGTCGATGAGTTAAAGGAGAAGATGGAGCGTGGGTAGATGGCGAGTGCCGTTCTTATCAGCGATTTATCAAGCTCGGCGAAGCTTCGCCTCAGTATCAGCTGCTTCGAGCCGGGGTATTTCAGAGCGAAGAGCAGGGCATCCACCGTCTGACCGAAGGATTTTCCACCGCCTGCCGCCCCTCCGAATAAAACCTCGTTCTCGGTAGCGTCGATAAACGCTTTTTGCTTTTTAGTTACCTTCATATCGAGCTTCAATTTTCTATCACCTCGAGTCTGAAATCTATTCGCTTGTCCTCGTCCTTGATACTGTCCTCTCCCATCAGATATTCGGTGCTTAGTAAGAATTTCACGAGCGACGGGTCGAACCGCCTTGTCAGTGCGTTGTCAATAAGATAATCTCTTCGGATTTCACTGCATTCGCGGCAGGCCCTTTCAAACTCGCTATGCTCTCTGAACCTCGTTACGTCCTCGAGGGTCGCCCCTATGCTTATCGCGAACTTGTCGAGGCTCGGAGCACCCGTACCCTGATAGCCTAAGAAGAAGGTGTATAAAAGACGGGGCATATTCGCCGTATACTTAATTCTTTTCATACTCTCCCTTAACGCTTTCTCTTTTTGTCGTTCGGTGCGTTCCTTCGGCTTATCTTTTGCCGTTTTGCACCTGTCCTTCGGGGGTGTCCCTGAAGCCTTCCTCTGCCGATTCCGGACTCGGTGAGAGCCTGCTTTCCTTCACCTCCCAAGACCATTATAACACCCCGAACCCGATTTGTAAGTAACATATACTTCCAAAAAATTAGGTCGAAAAATAAAAACCATTGTGCAAAATGCACAACAGAGAGTGGAAAGTGGAAAATTGAAAATGGAAAATGGAAAGATATAACCGTAGGGGCGAACTGAGTTCGCCCGAATGAAAAGTGAAAATAAAAAAGCTCCCTTTACAGGGAGATGTTCTTAGCGGAGAATTTGAAATCTTCACTAAGTGTGATCATCGCATATGAGTTGTCAAATGAAAAAAGGGCAAAGCCCAAACCCATATACGTGAACCCCCAAAGCTCATACTTCGCTTCGGGGAACCCCTACACACGCAGAAAGAGAGAACAAATCACGGCTTAAATGTCGAAACGCTCTCTCTTTTTCTGTTGGTATTTGTTTTAGAGTTATGAGCTTGCATGGCAAGCGTTATAATATGATTTCTCTTGTAATCTAAAGCTTGGCGAAGTCAATCATACTATGCAAAGCATATCATAACTTCACCCTGAAGGTTTGCTGTGGGAGCTTGAGCAATCATAACTTAGCGTGATATTCCGTTAAAAGCATCACGCTGCACGGGGGTGCTAAATTGGGTTTTCCCAGGCTAGTCTTTTTATTCTTTCGATTTCCGCTTCGTCTAAGGGGACGGATTTAATCCCGAGCCTTTCCTTTAGTTCCGCTACCGCCTTTCTTATGCAGTAACCGTCTACTGCGTAGGCTGTTTTGGTTTTGTCGCCGACCTCTGTTTTTTCTTTGGTCAGCATTCCCTTGTCAAGAAGGCTCTTCAAGGCTCGGCTCACCGTAGCAGACGACAGTCCGGTAACAGCAGAAATATACTTCCTCGAGCCTATGAAATCTCTTCCCACCGACGAAAAGGAATGTATGAGTGCAAACACTAACAGTTCCGGACCGCGTAAGCCAAGCACCCTTGTATGCAGATTTGTAACGATAAATCCATGGTCGAGATCTTTTAATTCAAGCTTCATTTGTTTCTCCTTTGTTTTTTTGGCTTTTCGCCCTTTCTGCTTTTATTGTATCACACGCCGAGGCGTTTGTAAGTAACATATGCTTCCAATAAATTCTGTCGAAGCAATAACGGATTTGTGCAAAGGGCACAAGGCTTCATTCCTTCCTGTCAACCGAGCGAAGCGACCAACTCTTACGCACCGTGTGCGTCCTTAAGAAAGAATGTTTTTTCTGAAGCTTTTCTCTAAGGTTTACTATCCTCTATCTCTTATCTTTACTATTATCTGTACTATCAGTGTATCAGGCTGAGCATTCTGATTTATCAACTTGAGAATTATAAATGCTCAACACGAGAATTGTGTTTTTCTCCCTGAAATGCGATTGGCTCTCGGTGAGGGTGTGTTGAAAACTCGGAAAATGGATATTTTTTCTAAAAGGACTTGATTTTTAGAATTTACTAATGTATAATTCTGTATGGGTCAAGCCCAAAAATATTATAAATTACATAAAGGAGCAGGTATGACTAAGCCTAATAAGGGAATATCCTTCCTTAACCCCGTAAACGTAGAAGAGGGGTATATGAAAAGATGTGCGGAATATGCTATCTCTCACGGTGTCAAGCACTTTGAGCTGATCGGCCCGACACACAGCCCCGTAAGAGGTAACTGCGACGGTATGACGCTTTACCGCAAGTATTCTGTGTTCAACGACGAAAAGGACGTAGAGTATATCAAGTACTGTGAAAGAGTTATCAATGAAACTCTTGATATGATTGAGCCTTACGGCATCAAGAGCTATTATTGGCACCACGAGCTTGAAGTACCTAAGAAGTTCGACGACCTCTACCCCGAAATTCTCAACGAGCGTGGCGACGTCGAGGTTACTCATCCTCTTATCAAGGACTTCCTCGTAAATAAAATTGAGGACTTCTTCCACACCTACCCGAAAATGTCGGGTATCGTCCTCACCCTTCACGAAACGAGAATACCCCTGCTTAAGCTCAAAAATCAGAAGATAGGCAAGGTAGAGAGAGTTAAGTACGTAACCGAGATAGTCTACGAAACCTGTAAGCGTCTTGGCAAGGAGCTTATCGTCCGTCCCTTCGCAAGCATCGCACAGGACTATGACGACCTTATGGACGCATATGAGCAGATTTCGAGCGAGCTTACCGTCTGCGACAAGTGGACAAAATATGACTGGTCGCTCGTCAGACCCAACAACCCCTTCCTTGCAAGAATAAAGAACCCTCTCGTTATCGAGGCTGATATTTACGAGTATTTCGGCAAGGGCTTCCTTCCCCTTATGCTCAAAAACCACATCATCGAGAAGGTCAGATACTGCAACAGCTTCAATCCCCGCGGCTACGTTCTCAGAATTGACCGTGGCGGCTTCAC